GGGGCCACGCACACATTTTCGCAAAAAAATAGAAAGGGAGTTGATAATGGGGCGCAAGCCAAAAAGCACAGCCGTGAAAGTTTTAGCAGGAAACCCCGGACGGCGAGAGCTAAACAAAAGAGAACCGAAATTACCGATCGTGAAATCTCCTCCTCCCGAGTGGATGAACGAAGAGGCAGCGCGGTTTTACGAGAAGCTATCAAACATCATGGTCCGAGCGGGGATGATGGCAGAGACAGACGAAACCGTTTTGACCATGCTTGCCGTTTCATGGGCCAATATGCGCCAGGCTCAAAAGATGCTAGAGAAAACCGGACCCGTCATTAAAACGCCTAACGGATCTTTGCAGACCTCTCCTTTTAAAACTCAGGAACGACAAGCGATCGTTGACATCATTCGATGTTGTGCGGAGTTAGGGCTATCGCCTACCGCTCGAACAAAAGTTATGGCTATCGGAACAGGAGAGGTAAGCGATGACCCGTTCGACGATCTCTAGGGAAAGAATCTCCGAAGCACAGGCGAAAAAGTCAAAGGCCGATTATTACTTTGATGATGCTGCAGCCGATCGAGCGGTTGGGTTTTTTCACAAGTACCTATGCCACATCGAAGCACCGCACGCGGGGAAACCCTTCATCCTCGAGCCGTGGCAGCGTCAGATCGTGGAGGATGTATTTGGTTGGAAGCGGGTTATTGACCATACTAGAAAATATAGGGTGGTTTATTTAGAGGTGCCGCGTAAGAACGGAAAATCGAGTCTTGGGGCAGGATTAGCGCTATACCTCTTATCGGCAGACAAAGAATACGGGGCGCAGATAGTTTCAGCAGCGGCAGACCGAGAGCAGGCAAGCCTTGTATTCGATACCGCAAAAAACATGGTCAAGTGGTCGCCTAAGCTTTCAAGGCTTTTAGAGTGTTATAGAAAAAGCGTTATTTTTCTCGAATATGCTAACAGCTATAAAGTTTTATCAGCCGATGCAGCATCAAAACACGGTAAAAACCTTCACGGAATTTTATTCGATGAGCTTCACGCGCAGCCGAACCGTGAACTAGTAGACGTGCTAAAAACCTCTACCGGAACCAGATTGCAGCCTCTCGAAATCTATATGACCACGGCAGGGTACGACCGCACCTCGATTTGTTACGAGTACCACGATTACTCAAAGCGGGTTTTAAATGGGACGATTCAGGACGAGGCGTTTTATCCGGTTATCTATGCAGCGGAGGTACAGGACGATTGGACAGATCCTAAGATTTGGGCGAAGGCTAACCCGAATTTAGACGTTTCGATTAAGCTGGATTATCTCGCAAGAGAGTGTGAGAAAGCTAAAAACGTACCAGCCTACGAAAACACGTTCCGGCGACTCCACTTAAATCAGTGGACGGAGCAAGAAAGCCGGATGATATCGATGCACGAGTGGGCCAAGAATGACGGGGCGGTGAATCCGGAAGAGCTCGAAGGGTTAGACTGTTACGGCGGGTTAGACCTTGCAAGCACTACCGATATAGCCGCGTTTGTGCTTGTTTTTCCGGTTGGAAAGGATTTGAAAGTACTTCCAAGGTTCTACGTACCAAGGGAAGCGGTATTCAGACGCGCTAAAAAAGCCGAGCTAGTAAATTGGGTGGAATGGACGACCCAAGGTTTTTTGACCGCTACCGAAGGGGACGTGATAGACTATGATTTTATTAGGGGTGACATACTACGGCTAAGCCAGATATATAATATTAGGAAAATAGCGTTTGACCGTTGGAACGCTACGCAGTTGACTACTCAGCTAGACGGTGACGGGTTAGCCTTGGAACCGTTCGGACAAGGATTCCGGAGCTTATCCGCACCGACTAAAGAGCTGTTAAAAAGGATTACCGCGAAGCAGTTTCACCATGGGGCGCATCCGGTTTTGAGTTGGATGGCGGGGAACGTTCAAGCGGAGCAAGATCCAGAGGGGAATATAAAGCCGTCAAAAAAGCGATCAAAAGAAAAGATCGATGGTATTGTGGCTTCCGTGATGGCGATTGGAATGATGGCGTTAGATGATTCGAGCGCAAAAAGCGTATATGAAGAGCGCGGATTGATGAGTTTTTAAGGTGCTTCTCCAATGGGATTATTTGATTTTTTGAAAACCGGAAAGAAGCAACGACCAGAATTTAGGGGAAGCGAGCGGGCATGGCTTCGCGGGGGATATTCAGACGAGTACCTAACGCCAGAGGATGCCTTAAAGGTAGGCACAGTTTACTCTTGCGTTCGAGTGATATCCGAAACGGTGGCGACCCTTCCATGCATCCTCTATCGGCGATTACCGGATGGCGGGAAAGAAAGAGCGGTTGACCATCCTCTTTATTCCGTACTCCACGACACGCCGAATCTCTTTCAAGACGCGACGCAGTTTTTTGAGATGATGACAGGGCACGTCGTGCTGAGGGGTAACGCCTACGCTATGATAGGTTTTAAGGGCGGGACTACTACTCTTACACCACTAAATCCGGAAAAAGTAAAAGTAAAAACGGCGCAAGGCGGAGCTTACAAGTTTTATGAATACTCCGATTCCGGCGCGATCATGACAATTCGACCCGAAGCAATGCTCCACATTTACGGTTTATCTTCCGATGGGTTGGTAGGATTGAGCCCTATCGAATTGGCCATGCGGACCGTTTCTCTTGCGAAAAAGCAGGAAGTATACGCCGATAGGATGTTTACTAATCAAGCATCTCCGGGCGGGGTTTTAAGGCATCCCGGGAAGCTATCTAAGGAAGCAGCCGAACGATTGAAGGTTGATTTTGAACGAAAGTACTCGGGGGCCGAGAAAAGTGGTTCAACTATGCTACTCGAGGAGGGGATGGAATGGCAGACGGTAGGACTTACAAATGAACAAGCGCAGTTTTTAGAAGGTCGGAAATTCTCTCGGAATGATATTGCGGCATGGTTCCGAATACCTCCGCATAAGATAGGAGACCTTGAGCACGCGACCTTCTCAAATATTGAGCATCAGGCGCTAGAGTTTGTAACCGATACGATTCGTCCGTGGTTGGTGCGATGGGAAAGAGCGTTAATGAGGGCTCTTTTTACCGAAGCAGAGCGAAAAGAATACACGATAGAGTTTTTAGTTGATGCGATTGTAAGAGGCGACATACAGACCCGATACAACGCCTATGCTATCGCGCGGCAATGGGGGTGGTTGAACGTCGACGAGATACGCGCAAAAGAAAATATGAATCCTCTACCCGATGGTGCGGGGAAAATCTATCTCTCACCGCTTAATATGGCGGTAATCGGGGGAGAAGTAGAGGCAGAAACTGAACAGCCAGAAGTAGAACCAGAAGAAGAAGAAGATCAACCAGAAGAGCCTACCGAAGAAGGGGTAACAGAAGATGAATAAAGAAACCCGTTTTGTAAATGAGCTTGCAGAGGTTCGGGCGTTTGTCTCAGAGGAAGGCAAGCGGCAGATCTCAGGGTATGCGGCAGTCTTTGAAAAAGATTCGCAAGATCTTGGTGGGTTTGTGGAGCGAATTGCAAAAGGGGCATTCCGCGAATCGATATCAGGAAATGACGTTCGAGCCCTATGGTCCCATAATTCCGATCTTGTTTTAGGGCGTACGGGAAACAGGACTCTAAAGCTAGTTGAGGATGACTACGGATTGAAATTCGAGCTAGATTTACCTGATACCACACTCGGGCGCGACGCTTTTACTTCGATTGAACGCGGCGACGTTACCGGAATGAGTTTTGGGTTTACCGTCAAGCGGGAGGACCAAGCATGGCAAAGAGGCGAGCCCGGAGCTCCGCACCTTAGAACTCTTATGAGAGTAAACCTGTTTGAAGTGAGCCCAACAGCGTTTCCAGCCTACCCTCAAACTGCAGTTGCTACACGGGATCTTGAAATGTTTTTGAGAGAAAATAGCCACGAATTAGACGATGAACGACTCAGAGAAGTTGAGCGGTTGGAAGCATGGAGGCCAAAAATATAAAAAATGTTGAGGGGGAATTGATTAGGGGATATTCTATTTTCAGAGATCTCCGGCGATTGCCAGAAAAATAACTATAACCTATAGGGGAAAAATGAGCGGAGAAATACGACGACTAAACGAAGAGCGGGGGCGAATCGTCCACGAGATGAGATCGTTGCTTGAGCGCAAAAATTCTGAAAAAAGAGAACTAAACTCTGAAGAGTTGGTATCTTATGATCAGCTTTTTACCCGTCAAGAAGAACTAAAAGGCGCTATCGAGCGCGAGCAGAAACAGGCCGAAGTTGAGCACGAAATGCGAATCGGCAAAGAGTATGCAGCACCAGCAATCTCTACCGCTAAGAGCGAAGATAAAGACTCGTTTCAGCTTAAGGCGTTCCGTTCATTCTTAAAAAACGGCATCGGATCTTTAAGAGATGAAGAAATCCGAGCACTTTCTGCGGGTAACCAGATCGAAGGTGGCGCGATTGTTCCTCCGATTCAGTGGACCGCAGACCTTTTAAAAGCTATTGATGACCGTTCGGTTATTCGACCTCTTGCAACCAAATACAGAATCGATCGCGCTCTTTCCCTTGGTGTTCCGGTACTTGATGCAGATCCAGCCGATGCCGATTGGACAAGCGAAATCGGAACAGGTGGCGAAGATTCGAGCATGAAGTTTGGATCGCGCGAACTTATTCCACATCCTCTTGCAAAGCGTATCAAAATCTCGAACAAGCTTATTCGTTCAAGCGTTGTGCCAGTTGAAGCACTCGTTCAGGAAAGAATGGCGTACAAGTTTGCGATCACCGAAGAAAAAGCGCTAATGACTGGATCGGGTGCAAACCAGCCTCTTGGGTTGTTTACCGCATCAGCCTCCGGCATCAGCACAGCACGCGACATCACAGGCAGCAATACGACTACGGCAATCGCAGCCGATACGCTCTTTGACATGAAATATGCAGTTAAAGAGGCATATCAGCAGTCAGGTCAGTGGTTGTTTCATCGTGACGCAGTAAAAGCGATCATGAAATTGAAAGACCAGCAGAATCAGTACCTCTGGCAGCCGGGGCTAGCAGCGGGACAGCCTGATACCCTGTTAAGCCGTCCAGTACTGCAAAGCGAATACGTACCGAACACCTTCTTAACAGGCCGTTATGTAGGTTTATTCGGCGACTTCTCGTTTGTCTGGATCGTGGATGCTATGGAGTTGACCGTCCAGAAATTAGTCGAGCTATACGCAGAGTCGAACCAAACCGGTTATGTTGCGCGTAAAGAAATGGACGCAATGCCAGTGTTGGCCGAAGCGTTCGCACGCTGTAAACTTGCCTAACGTTCAAAAAGGAAAATTATCATGTTGCTAGATTATCATTCAGACATGGAACCAAGACGGGCCATTTCGCCCGTTTCGGTTTCCGATAACACCGCGCAGGTTTCGCAGATCATCGATCTACAGGCCGTAGCATATCTTGAGTTTGTGCTTTTTACAGCTTCGCTTGCCGATGCCGATGCCACCTTTACCGTGTTGGTAGAGCACGGAGATGCATCTAACTTGTCCGATGCAGCAGCAGTACCAGATAGCGATCTTCTCGGGCTCGAATCGGAGGCAAGTTTTACCTTTGCAGCGGACGACTCAGTTAGGTCAATTGGTTATCGCGGATCGAAGCGGTATGTACGGCTTACAGTTACGCCAGCAAGCAACGCATCGGCGGCACTGTTTGGAGCGGTTGCGCTATGCGGACGTAAAAAAGTTGGTTCTCTTTAATTAGGAAGGAGGGGGGGGCTATCTAGTCGAATCGCTAGGTGGTTCCCTCTTTTTATGTCAGGCTAAACGATGAAAATAAAAATGCTCAAAACAATGGCGGGACCAGACGGGTGTTTTCATCCGGGCGACGTTTTAAGCGTGAGCAAAGAAGAAGGCATCGAGCTTTTAGGCTCAGGATCGGCGTTACTTTTAGAAGATGAGATCGAAATAGAATTAGCCACGGTTGAAGAGGTAGAAGAAACGGCGACGACATTTCAGAGAAAAAGGGGCCGTCCTCCGGGTAAAAAACTATGATGAGATTTTCCGTCATAACACCACCAGCCTCTTATCCTGTAACTCTTGCAGAGGCAAAAAAGCACTTAGCAATACCCGCAAGTGAGACCGACCACGACGACATGATCTCAGCTTTGATCGCGGCGGCATCCGAAGTGTGTGAGCAAATAACCAACCGGAAGTTTATTACTCAGACGATTGATTTTTACCTAGAGAGATTCCCTTTCTCCCGAATGTTTGAGTTGCCGTTTGGTGGGTTGCAATCGGTTGTTTCAATCTCCTATGTTGACGAGAACGACAATCCGGGTGTTTTTTCGTCAGGCGAATATCAAGTGGACAACGCCGGAGTTTTAGGGATCATCCAGTTGAAGGAGGATGCAGAATGGCCGGATACAGCCGATGAGACATTAAGAGCCGTGACCGTGAGGTTCAGTTGCGGGTACGGCGATGCGGTAGCTGTTCCAAAGTCGATAAAGCAAGCGATCTTAATCTATGTTGGGACGTTCTACGAAAACCGAGAATCAGTGATAGCAGGGGCATCAGTTGGGCGAATTCCTGATACCGTTGAATTACTCTTACAATCACACCGAATATTTTATTTTCAATGAGAGCTGGAAGACTGGACCGACCTATTATTATTGAAACTCCGGTTATCACGCAGGATATAACCGGACAGGATATCTCCACGTGGATACCGTTTCATAATACTTATGGTCAGATAGTTCCTGAAAGAGGAAAAGAGCAGTACTCCTCTAGCGGGACCCACTCTCATAAGCAGATTAAAATAGTCATTCGATATAAAGCGGGGATTCTTCCCACGATGCGTTTTGTTTTAGATGGTGCGGCATACCGCATAATCTCGGTTACTGAAATTATTCGCCGAAAAGGAACCGAAATTATCGGAGAAGCGTGGTTATGAAGATTGAAAGCCAGCTTATAGGGTGGGAAGAGGTGCAAAAAGTACTTGAACGGATGCCAGAACGACTAGAAAAAACTACCCTCAAAAAGGCTATAACTAAAGCAGCCGTTTTAGTCGAGCAAGAAGCAAAAGCCACAGATAAGTTTAAGGACCGAACCGGAAAGTTGCGACAAAGCATCCAAGTAATTGACAAAGTGAAACGGCAGGCCGGAGTTGTACGGGCACTAGTACAAGCGAAAGCCAAGCACGCGCATTTAGTGGAAAACGGGCATTTTGTTAAAACAAAAAATGGGAAAAGATTTATTCCGGGCACATTCTTTATGCTTGATGCTTTTTCAAGGAAAAAAGACGAAGTGGTGGAAATAATAAAAAGCGAGATTAAGCCAGCCGTTGATCGATTTGTAAGAAGAGAGCTAAAGGCTCAAAAAAAAGCAGCCGCAGAAAAAAAATAAGCGTAAAGTTTGATAATACCAGTTAGAGAAAAAAGCGGTTACAATATAAAAAAATCTTAAGGGGGAAGAATGGCTATACAGCTATCGGTTGCAGTTAGAAACGCTAGGCTAGACCAGATCGAATCTACAATCGGCACTAGCGCGATTTTAAGAGTAAGAAGCGGAGCAGCACCAGCCAATTGCTCAGCAGCAGATAGCGGAACGGTTTTAGCTACGATATCCCTTCCTTCCGATTATATGGCAGCGGCTTCGCTAGGTTCAAAAGCTCTTTCTGGATCGTGGGTGGATGCTTCCGCAGATAACACGGGAACAGCCGCACATTTTAGGCTATACGACTCAGCCGGAACGACCTGTCACTTACAGGGGACAGTCACGGCAACGGGTGGAGGCGGCGATATGGAGGTGAACACGACCTCGTTTGTGGCAGGACAGCAATTTACCGTCACAGCTTTTACGCTTACCGATGGCAATGCATAAGGGGGAACCATGGCCGATAACGTTGGATATACGCCCGGAAGCGGCGCAACAATAGCAGCGGATGACGTAGATGGCACGCTTTATCAGCGAGTAAAGATTGCCGTTGGTGCCGATGGTCAGGCCGTTGATGCAAGCGCGGCAAACCCTCTCCCGGTGGCAATCTCTGAAACCGACCCGCTGACCCTCAGAGTTGAAAACGTTCGTAATTTGATGAATTTGGTTCTTCAGCTCCTCGATTCTCCAAGAGGGTACGATAAGTCTCTCCAGCGGCAACGCTCCACGGTTGTGCTCGAATCTGGAACCGTTACAACCGTTGCAACCGTTACAACTGTTACAACTGTTTCAAACATTTCAACGATTGATGGGATACAGGGCAGAATTGGGCAACTGGGCCAGAATCTCTCCGCATGGGCAGATTGCGTAAGATCTAGAATCTCTTAAGGGTAAACAATGGCAAATACATTTAAAAAAGTGATCGATCGCATGATATGGGCTCAAGTAAGCCCTTCGCCAAACGCACATGTAGCGGGTTTGTGTATTGCATCAGATTTACGATCGGATTTGTCGAGAAATCCTTTTGTATATCAACTAGTAAGCACCACGATTTTAAACCGCTATAACATTGTAACTAAGGCATGGACTTTTGTTCAATCGCCAGCACTCGCGGGAACTTTTGGAGCGGGTGCGGCGGTGTCGTTTGTCCCCAGTTTTGGCGCAGTTGGAACAATCGCAGCCGGAGCCACGACTACTAGTGTTACGCTTTCAACCGCATTAGCTACAGCGGTTGGCGTAAATATGCTTGCAAACCGAGGAGGCTCGGGAGAGTACGGATACAAGCTCCGAATAATTGATACGACCGCAGGAAAAACGGAAGAGAGATATATCGTAGGGAATAGCGCGGGAACAACGCCGAGTATAAGCGTTGATAATGCGTTCACCTTTACACCAGCAAGCGGCGCACGATACGAGATTCTCGCAGGTCGAATGTTTATGTTGGGAGCTGGAACAGTTGCCGCAAATATTTGGAGATCTTTTGAGGTTGCAACTAATACCCTTTCAACGGGTTTAAGCACTACGGGGCTACCCGCCACAATCGCCACAGACTCCTCAATAATGGTCCTAGATGAGCAGTACACGCCCTTTGATTGTGTGCCAGGCGAAGGGATGATTAAGGGTGCCTTTACCTATGACACGAACCTCGTGGCCAGAAAAGCTCTTACCGCAACAGCATCAGGAGCCTCGAGCCTCACAGGGCAAGCGACTCTCGGAGATGCGGTGGTAAAAGCCGATGAGTATCGGAATTTTCAGATTAGGATCGTACAGGATACCGTTACGCCAGCAGCCGTTGGCCAGAGGAGAATTATTTCAAGCCATACCGCAGGGGTATCGCCAGTTTATACCCTTGGGACAGCTTGGACGACACAACCCTCGAGTAGCGCGAAATACGTCATCGAATTGCCTAACCTTCTCCTCCTCCGATCATCGGCAACGACAACCGTTTACACCTACAACTACACCGATGCGACTATAAACAACGGCACCAACAACATCACGGCAGGATCGTGGAGCACGACCTATTTTGGTGCAGCACCAGCGGCAAACGCAGCAGGTGGGTTGTGGGCTCCTTCATGGGGTATCCAACCAGATCCAGCCAGAAACGCGCGGCATAGTTTCTGCTATTTCTTCCGAGGTGGAGCAACAACCCTTGATGTTCTTGATATTGCAGGGAGCATTACTGGAACGTGGACGGGTGCTATTACTTATGATGGATCAGTCTCTATAACGGCAGGAACTAGCGGATCGTATTCTCCTTTTGGAAACGAAGGCCGCATGTTTTACATGAATATTTACGTAGCATCTGCCTTGAATCAGATATTTAGATTCGATGTAAAAAACAGGGTTCTTTCTCCCTACACGCCGACCGATTTAGTGCAAGCTGGGACCGCAACAACGGGGAATAGAATGGCAACATATGCAGCGATTGACGGAACTGATGTTTATGATGTTCTGCTATTACAATCGCATGTATTGACGACAGCTCAAGAGCTAATTGCGCTAGTTTAAAGGGTAAGAAATGAATATAGAAGAATTGATATTCTTATGCGAAAACCGATTAAGCTATCTAAACTCCCAACTAGGCACAGCTACCGCGCTGGGAGATATCCAGCAGATCGTTAGGATTCAAGCGGAAATCGAAACAACGGCGGCAACGCTTCAGAAATTAAGATCGCTTTTGAGCTAGAAAGATGCTTTTAACGCTATTAAGCAGCGCAGGGGTTGGCAGTAGCGTAACCGCTATTTTATCGCCGATTACTCTTGCTAGCACCGGAGATATCCAATCAGTTGGATATACTGGATCGGTAAATAGTACGCTAGATGCGTTACAAAAAACCATTTTCGGCGAAGCAATCGCAGCATCTACCGGATCGCTTAATTCTTCTCTTGGTGAGTTATTAGGTAATTCGCCAGCAATTCTACAAAACTCTGGGCAAGTATCGAGTACCCTTGCTTCGCTTGGAATCACCTTTACCGGAGAGCTTCCGCTATTAGGTGCCGTCAGTAAAACGCTAGGAAGCCTATCGGGGAATCTTTCCGGTGGGTTTTTGATAGATCCAGACACGGCATTAAGGGGACTAATTGCAGCAAATAGCGAAATAGGGCTTTTAGTTGGTCAGCGGATCTATCCGATAACGACACCAGATAACCCCACATTTCCTTTAATTGTAATCACTAGGAAGCAAACGACTCGCGATCATCTAATGAGTGATTTAGGGCGATTTGTAAAGATACTCTTTCAAGTAGACGTATTTGCCGAAAGGGTAGCGGGTGGAGTTGGCGGGGCTCTTTTATCGCGAAGAATCGCGAACCGAGTTAGAGCGACTATAAACGAGTTTCGTGGATCGTATTCAAATATAACTTTTCACGGTATTTTAAATTCTAACGAGTCCGAATCATACGATTCAGAGTTAGAGATTTATCGGGTATCTCAGGAGTATCTTGTTATGGCGTGGGACCCGTTCTAGCGGGTTCAGATAATGTAATTTTATAGACGGAAGAAAAGAAATATTAGAAAATAGGGCTACTAACCACTCGTTTGTGGCATCATATGATTAACAATTAAGGGGGAGAAAAAATGACTGTATCAGTTGCAACAAGTGGTTTTGGGTGCGTCCTTAGAGTGGGCGATGGCGGAGTTGGCGCAGGTGTTAGAGCCTCTCTTGAATGGGGCACGACTAACTCAAAAATTCGTATTCGCTGGAACGCAGCAGGGACAGCAGGGAACGGAAAAAATGTTACCGTAGCGGTTTCGGGCGCATCTTTTATAACGACCGAAATATCGGCAACAGCTGTAAACATCACCGCACCAACAACCGCGACAGTTGCTCAGGTTGTTTCCTACCTATACGCAAATGAAACCTTTCAGCAGTTTTATGATGCTGATTATGGAGCTACTCCGGGCGACGGATCGGGAGTTATCACAGCTAGAACAATCAGTCCTCTTGCGGGTGGAACTAACGGGACGGAAATCTTTACCGAGGTTGCAGAAGTTAAATCGATCTCCGGTCCTAACATGCAAACCGCGATGATCGATGTTACCCACATGGGCAGCGATAACAACACAAGAGAGTTTTTACCTAGCTTGATTGATCCGGGTGAAATATCATTCGACGTAAACTGGTTACCCGGGAACGCTACCCACGTATCTCTAAAAAATGACCAGAAAAACCGCACTAAACGGAACTTTAAACTACAGTTTACCGATTCGAGCGCAACTACATACTCGTTTGCTGGATACGTGACAGGGATCTCCCTTACCGCAGCGATTGAGGATGTACTAGGCGGATCGCTAACCGTAAAACTCACATCATGGCCAGAATAATTTAGTGATGAATAATGAAGCACTCTGAAAAGGTAAAGCCAGAAGTTGAGATCGAGATCGGGGGGGTTACTCTCCCGATCGCTTGCACGTACCGCACGATCTTTAACTACGAGAAGGCAACTGGGAAACCTCTTGCTAGTCTGTTTACAAATGGACTAGAGGCGGTTTCGGTTGCCGTCATCGTAGAGTTCATTTTCGCAGCCGTGAAACATCTTGATCCAAAGTACTCCCGAGACTGGATCATAGATAATCTTACGCCGAAGATTGTGAAAAGGTTCGGCAGCGAGATTTTTCCGACGTTGATCAAAAACTCCTACGTTGGAGAAGATGAGGCAGAGGACGAAAAAAACGAAGAGCATCCGACCGAGTAGAGGAAACTCCTTCTTGGTTGGATGCGTGGGCGGTGGCCGTTTATGATTTTGGTTTGACCGAAGAGCAGTTTTTAGATTTAACTCCGGCAAAGTTTCGGGCTTTATCAAAGCGGCACGAGCTAAAAAATCAGTTGGAGGATTATCGCGCGGGAGTTGTTGCAAGTTTGCTTTATAACATCCATCGAGGGAAAAGCGCGGCAAAAGGACCAGAGGCATTTTTTAGATCTCTTGCCGAGGAGGACGAGAAAGAAAAGAAAAGCGAAAAGGATCGCGGAATGAGTGGGCAACAAATGTTAGTCCACATGATGAATGTAACGCTGAACAAGCCGACAGGATTATAAGATCATGGCAGAATCAGCCGCCTCTCTCACAGTAGAACTAAAAGCACTTACCACCAAGTTTGAGAGCCAGATGGAAAAGGCTTCTCGGGCGGTGGGGCGCGCATCCGGATCGATGCGAAAATCTATGAAAACGGTTGAGCTTGCCTCTCAGGTGGCACTAGCTCAGACAGCAATAGGAGCCATTCAGAAATTTGGTCAGAGCCTTGGTGACCTCGCAGGACGAGCCGATGAGTTGGATGACCTATCAGGCACCTTTGAAGCGTTAGGCGGCAAGGCGGGGCAATTACAGGCCGCAAAAGAGGCATTACTCGGGACAGCTTCATCGATTGATCTCTTAAAGGTTGCTAACCAAGGGCTCTTAAAAGAAATCCCGGGATTCGCGGAGAATTTTGGTTTACTTGCCGACTATTCGGGCAGGTTTGCCGAAGCGACCGGAACGGATGCCGTAGAAGGATTAGGCAAGCTCACAGGGGCTCTTTCAACGGCTAAAGAGGCGCAGCTTAGAAAGCTTGGGATTTTAATTGATGTTGATAAGGCGTACCAAGACTACGCCGTTTCAATCGGGAAATCTTCAGATAATTTAACAGTAGCGGAAAAAAGAACCGCACGACAGACCGCAGCAGTTGGAGAGCTTGCAAGAAAAAATGCCGAGCTCGCACCGATGGCAGATTCGGTCAATGCCGCTCTTGATGCTATCGGAATCAGTTTAAGCGATGGTACAGCGGAGATGTTCCGCGGAATTGCAGCAAGCGAAGATTTTATAAAGATCCTCCGAAGCCTTGCCGATGTAATCGCAAGGATTCCGTGGCGCGAGTTTGGCTATGGAATGGCGGAAGTTATCGCGCACGACATTAAACTAGTAAACGAGCTACGGCTAGGGCTAGCGAACCTCTTACCCGCATCAGTAGGGAATTTTCTACGCACTGATTTTGAAGAAAAAACGGCCGAAATAGTAAGGCTAAGAAAAGAGCTTGAATCACTCCCAAAACAAGCGAACGCGCGAAGGGCGGGGATACAGCAGCGGCAGATCGGCTATACAGAGGAAGAATTAGCAGCCGCCAAAAAGACAATTATAGATCAGATCGTAGCAATCGAAACCGATATAAATAAGGTCATTGAAGAGCAAAAAGCAAAGCAAGCGGCGATGATCTCAAAAATCGCTACGATTGATTCTCGAGCAGGAGGAAAAGGAGCGCCGACGAATGATCCAGTGGTTCAACGGGTTGCAGCAATCGGGGACGAAGCGGAAAACTCCGCAAAAGATATTGAAGCACTTACCGAGAAATGGCGTTCGTTTGTTCAGGGCGAAGAGGCCAAAAAGCTAGAGGCGAGTATTGAAAGCGCGATCAATCAGCTTAATAACGCCGATTTCACAAAGCTTACAAGGGAATTAGAAAAAACCGTTTATGATGGATTCGTGAACGAATGGCAGGACGCTATAGACTCCGGCGCAATCTCGTTCGATGAAGTATCAAAAAAAGCAAAAGAAGCAGCAGCCGAAGCCGCAAATGACTATCGGTTAGAGTTTGATCAAGCGACGCAAAAAGTCACTTCTGATTTAGCTAATGCCTTTGATCAGGTAGCGGGCAGCATCTCTGAATTATCAAGGGCGATAGGTGTAGATCTTTCCAATGTAGTTGCTCAGTTAAATAAGCTACCAGAGCAAAGTAAGGCGGATATTGCATCATCGTTAGGGATGGAAGGAGGTACGGCCGAACTAACTGGATATATTGACGCAGCTACAACTGTCTTGGGCGCGGCAAGCTCTGCAAGAAAAAGAGATAAGGCAACTAAGAGCAATGAGGGTACGGGCGCGGCGGCTGGAGCTGCAATAGGTGCGGCAATTGGAACGGCTATACTTCCCGGAATAGGAACAGCTATTGGAGCGGCGATTGGAGAGCTTGCCGGGGGAATGATTGGCGGCATGTTTAAAATAGGGCCGCAGAACGCAGAAACAAAAGCGCGAAAAGCTTTTGCTGATTTTATCGAAGAAAGTTTTGATAAGCTAGGCACCGCATCGTTCCGAGATGCTCAAAACAGATTAAGAACCATTCAAGGAAAACAATTTAACCTTGCCGTTGGAGCAACGGATAAATTTAACGCTCCCGGGTGGGCCGATGCGATGAAAAATCTATCGGCAGAAGCGCAAGCGACATTTAACGGGCTTGGAGAGGGGTTTAAAAACCTTTTAGGAATTACCGAAGACGTAGGCGGTCAGATTGGATTTTTACTGGTAGAAAACCTCTCCGGTAATATCGATAACGCGCGTTTGTTGGTTGAGCAATTAGGGATCTCTTTTGAAGACATGGAAAAAGCCCTAATGGATGCCGCGATGAATGGCAAAATATCGTGGGCAGAGTTTGAAATCCAATTGGTAGGGCTATCGAACGCCTTTAAACCCGGACTCGCAGCAGTGGGCGATTTGGCGGGGGCTATGGAAAACTTGATAGGTTCGGGCGGTAGAGGGGTAGCAGCACTCCGCAGCGTTAGGGATACAGCAGTTGAAGCGATGGAAGCAGGAGCAAAGACCATTGAAGAAATGGGCAACAGAATGATTGCGATGGGCGTAGATCCTACCGCTGTAAATGCCTTTATTTTGGCCATCAAAGAGCGCGGGGTTAAGACCCTAGAAGAGCTTGCCCAAGCTTCCGATCGCGTAGCAGGCGGCATTGTAGCCGAGCTAGCGTCAAACGATGAAGCAATCCGATCTCAGTGGGGCCGGATGGCCGACGAATTGAAAGGGATCGCCGAAATTATTGAAACCATCCCGACCGAAAAAGATATCCAGCTAAACGTAAAAACGAACTTTGATAAAAACACGCAGCAGTTTATCTCCGCGGGTGGGATGAACTTGCAGAGCTCCACGAATCGGGCTACCGCGTTTGCAAATGGCGGGGTGGTATCGGGGCCGATGGCGTTCTCGTTTGGTGGCGGAAAGATGGGTATTGCAGGAGAGGCGGGAGCCGAAGCAATTTTACCTCTCACCAAGGTTGGGGGAAAACTTGGGGTTATGGCAGTAGGCTCAGCGGGTGGCGGTGGCAACGTGTATCACATTGACGCAAGAGGGGCCGACATAGGCGTTGAGAAGCGCATCAGGATGGCTCTGGTTGAGGTAGAGAATAGGGCGGTGCGTAGATCGGTGAACGCGATGGGCGATGGGCTACGACGCGGCGGGAGGCTTTAAACAATGGCGTTGACCTACCCTCTTACCCTTCCGAGCACAAAGTTACCGCAGCAGGTGCGGTTTACCGCGATTAATACCGTGGGAGTTTCGCGATCTCCCTTCACGCATTCCCAACAAATACAAGAGTTCTCCGGGCAGAGTTGGATGGCGGAAGTTGTTTATCCTCAAATGACCCGAGCCGAAGCAGAAAGCTTTAACGTTTTTTTACTTGGGTTGATGGGGCAAAAAGGCACGTTCTATCTAGGAGACCCGTTAGGGAATACAGCACGAGGGCAGGCCACAGGAAATCCTCTGGTAAACGGTGGAGGCCAAACGGGGAATACTTTAATAACGGACGGGTGGACACCATCAATAACCGGAATCCTTTTAGCAGGAGATTACATCCAGATTGTAAATAGGTTGTATAAAGTTTTAGCAGATTCGAACTCCGATGCATCCGGAAATTGTACCTTAGAAATTTGGCCGAGATTGTCCATTTCACCATCAGATAATGAGTCTATAATAACGCAAGGGGCGGTAGGAGTTTTTAGGCTATCGGAAAACATAACTCCAATTTACGAAGCAAACGAAGATCGATTTTATTCGATCAGTTTTTCAGCAGTAGAAGCAAAATAACAGGGTAAAAAATGGCAATTCAATTTTCCGTTACAGTTAGAAACACTCGATTAGATTCCGTTGAGACCGCGATCGGGACATCAGCAATCTTAAGGATTCGATCGGGGACCGTTCCGGCGACGTGCGCAACGGCAGATAGCGGCACCGTACTTGCAACAATTAATTGCCCATCAGATTGGCTATCAGCAGCCTCGGGCGGGAGTAAATCGATTAATGGGACGTGGCAGGATCTTAGTGCGGACGCTACGGGAACAGCAGCCCATTTTAGGATCTACGACTCCACGGGGGCTACTTGTCACATTCAGGGCACTGTTACAGCGAGCGGAGGCGGTGGCGATATGGAAGTGACTAACACTTCATTTACTGCGGGGCAGTCTTTCACCGTAAATACGTTTACCCTCACCGACGGGAACGCTTAAAATGGCAACACTTGAACAACGACTCCAACTAGATGACGTGAAGGATCTTCCCGATTGGAAAGCGGCGGACCTTTTAAACGCGCCAGATCCTCTACTTCCTGAAATTGTCATTTTAAAATCAAGACCGTTTGGGATTGGTACGATTCTAGAAGTATTCGGGCCGATAGGCGGATCGGCGTTTTTAAATACCCTTGAAACTCTAAGCGCAACCGACCCGATAATTAAGTGGAGTTTTTTGCTTTTAAAAGAGGCAACCCTAGATGCCGCATCACCAGCCTTAAGACTCCAACTAGACGCGATGGTGACGGGCGGAATAATCAGCGCCGAGCAAGGAAGCAAAATAAAAGCGATTGCGGAAGAAAAACGGTTTCCTTCATGGGCCGAAGCAAATGGGGTTGAAGTGACAGCCAGAACAGTAGGACTCGCACGAGGAGGGGCATAAAATGAGTATAGCAAAATGGGCAACGCCGAGCACTCGATCGAGTAACATCTTAAGCACTGTTTTAAACTCGATAGCAAACGGAAGTGAAACAGCAACGGTAACTTATGATAATTCGAGCAATAAAGACCTTTACGGCACTATCACGATAAAGCTAGGCAGTATTACACCGTCAACTGGGGGATCAATAACTCTCCGGGTAACGCTAAACGATGGCACAGATACCGCCGATAAAATTGGGGGCGACCTTTACACGGTGCCGTTGACATCGGGGGCTAGCGCGAAAGTGGCGATTCTAAACATGATTCGGCTTTATCCTTACTCTCTAAGATTTTCCGTGATTAACAATGCAGGAGTTACTACAGCAGCGAGCGGAAACGAGCTTTACGTTAGGCCGTGGAATGAGGATATCGTTTAAATGGCTAGAGGGATCTCGCGGTACGACGAAGCCGCACAGCAGCAAAGGCTATGGACCCCAAAAGATAGCGGGGTTTTACTTGCATTGTGGCTAGATACGTCAGACCTCTCAACAGTAAGTTGCGGAACAAGCGGGGTGAGCGAGTGGCGAGATAAAAGCGGCAACGCGAGAAACGCAACGCAAGCAACCGACGCGAGCAGACCCGTATTGACCGCTATTGGACTAGATAATAAGTCGACTATCTATCATGACGGCACCGACGATCTTTTAACAGCAAACTACACATATACGGGATCAGATATCACCGTTTTTATAGTCTCAAAGGCTCTTTCTGGGGGTGGTTCAAACCAGAGAGTTTTATCGTTTAATAGATCCAATGCGGCAGATTGGAGCTCAAACGATACGTTTTTTATTGGTTATGAAGGTGGTAACAATATACGATTTTTAAGAAATGTAACTATAGTTGCAGCATCTACAATTACAACGAGAGGCACAGGAAATTGGGCTCTTCATTCTGTTACAAAAACAGGCGGGACCGCGACAGTTTCAAGCAACGGAGAAACGCCAGTTTCGGGAACCACATCAACTGCAAGTTTTAATTTTACGCGCATCCAAACGGGGGATGGTCCGGGAAATTATCAGGGGGATTTAGCCGAAGCGATTGTAATACCCTCATACCTAGATCAACGAGCGCAGGAACTTTTTATAGGGTATCTTGCTTGGAAATGGGGCTTGGTGCACATCTTAAGAGCACCACATCCCTTTTATTCACGTCCGCCAACTATCGGAGATTAGTAAATGGTTCTCCGAATTAGACAGCCATTAGTTAGGGAGAATCAGCCGAGCGGATCGGTTGATCGGACTCTTGCAAATGCCACAGTAGTATCAGCAGCAACAAAAGCCGACGGAGCCTCTGGAACACTTTCCAAAACACTAGCACCAGCTACGCTTATTGCTTTATCGATTCCAGTAGGAGATTTAAGCCGAACTCTAGCAAATGCGTCCCTTTCCTCCTCTTCACTAAAAGGCGATGTAGGAAATACCACCAGAACTCTTGCAAATGCTTCCCTTTCTTCCTCTACAACGAAAGCGAACGGGGCAAGCGGAAGTATCTCAAAAACGCTTGGAAATGCCGTCCTGTCGTCCAGCAGCGTTAGTGTAGGCCGAGCACTATCTACCGCGATGGTCAGCGAGATAAACGCATCTTTGAATCGTCCTTGTTTTTTCTTTGAAACCGCACTCTCGGGAAGTACTCTAAGATTATGGAGTGGTACGGGGCCGATTAACTGGAACGGTTTCACGTGGCAAGGCGATTCAACGCTGATATCAATACAGTTAGCGAGCGAAACAAATGAGATAAGATCCACGGGTATTGAGGTAAGTTTAAATGGATCCTCTTCTTCCGTTGTGTCGCTTGTTCTTTCCGATGTTAAAATGGGGCAATCCGGCAAAGTGTGGTTTGGGTTTTTAACCTCAGCCGGAGCCGTAGTTTCAACGCCTTATCTTTTATTTTCGGGGTTATTTGATACGGCAGAAATAGACGAAAACGATCAAGCTCCTGAAATTGTTTTGCGGTATGAAACAAAGCTAGTTGAGCTAGAGAGGGGAAAAACTTTTAGATATACGACGGACAATCAGAGGATTTTTAATGCAACAGATCGCGGGTTTGAGTACGTCCCGACGATACAAGACTGGAACGGGTATTGGGGGCCAAAAGCTAAAAAGCCTATTAAGCAGGACAAGAAAAAGCAAGTAAATAAGAAATAAGCGGGAAGCATGGCATTTTTAACTAATCGCGATATTCGGCGCAGCTACGGGCCAGAAGCCGGAGAGATTCGGCAGTGGTTAGCCGATCGGAAGTTAAAAAGTACTAACGTGAATCGCGCTCTTGCTTCGCGTCGCATCACTGCATCAAATATTAAAAAGACGCTGGGGAAAAGCGTTTCGGTTTTAGAATCGGCGGGAAATTGGCAAGTTATCTATGGCGAAGCGCGAGTAGGCGGTACTATTACCTTCGCGCATACGACCGAAAATAACTCTCTCCTGCATCTTGTAATCACTCTTGCTTGCCACGAAATTGATTCCGTTCAGAAACTTTATCTCGATAATCAAGAAGTGATTTTCGGCGATTCTCCCGATGCCAGATGGTCCACAGCAATAAAAGATCTGCAAACGGGAGTTACAAGACCTGCAGTGACTAAAGTTTTTATGGCCGTAAATAACGGCGCGGTAGGCAATCCAGCCATTGCGGATTTACTTGCTCAGGTGCCGTCCAAATGGACAGCGGATCATAAGCAGGAAGGGCGAGCGCACGTTTATATAATTTTACGATGGGATGCAATCCTCTTCCCGGATGGGTTGCCAGAGATCTCTTTTCTAGTGAGAGGCAAAAAATGCTACGACCCAAGATCGGGGGCTACTCAGTGGACAAGAAATTCAGCTTTGCAGGTGCTCGATTATCTCACCTCCTGTACTTACGGTCTAGGCGTACCACTAGGAGAGTGCGAAACGCTAGGAAGTAAGTCAGGGAATTTTAAGAGCGCGGCGGACGTATGCGATCAAGACGTTTTATTAAATCCGTCAGGTATCGAAAAACGATACACCGGAAACGGGTTTTTTGAGATTGGAGAAAGTCATCAGGCAAATATTGAACGCTTGTGCTCAGCCATGGCGGGGAGCGTTACTTATTCGGGTGGAACGTGGAAATGTTGGCCAGCCGTTTATAGGAATCCAGTTATAACGCTATCGGAGGCCGATATACTTGGATCGGTTAGAGTAGCTACCCGAGTATCGAGGAGAGATAATTTTAACGCAGTAAAAGGGACCTACGTTTCCCCAAAAGCGAATTACGAGGAGACAGATTTTCCGCCCATTAGAAACGCTTTTTATCGGTCAGAGGATAACAACGAGGAGGTTTTTGAGGATATCCAGTTACCTTTTACGACATCGAGCAGCACGGCGCAGCGGATCGCTAAAATTCTCTTAGAGCAAATAAGGCAACCGATCATAGTTGAGGTGACGGCATCCTTGAAAGCGTTACAAGTTGAGGCAGGTGAAACGGTGTCGCTATCTTGGAGCCGTTTCGGGTGGAACGCTAAAGCCTTTGAGGTGGAGGAAATAGAACCTCAATTTTTAGGATCGGAAGAAAACTTAATCGTAGGGGTTAGGCTTATTTTGCGCGAAACAGCAGCGGGGATCTATAACTGGAATAATGGGGAAGAAACAACGGTAGATCTCTCACCGAATACAGATTTACCAGATCCTTTTACCGTTTTAACCCCTACGGGTTTAACCGTTACGTCAGGCACATCAGAACTTTTTACCCGACTAGACGGCACTATATTCTCTCGTATGCGGGTATCGTGGACGCTATCGAGCGATGCGTTTGTATCGGGTGGCGGTTATGTTGAGATATCCTACAGGTTGTTAGGGGCAACGGATTGGAGTGCTGCAACGCTATCAAGCGGAGACGGAACCTTTATTCACATTTTAGATGTTAAAGATGGGCAGGTTTATCAAGTTAGAGCACGAGCAAAAAGCGCATTCGGCGTTTGGTCAGAATATACCGAGATAGTTACGCATACCATTTTAGGTAAAAGCCAAGCACCATCGAACGTTACCGGATTATTTGGCACCGTTTCAAAGTTTGGGATCTTCCTAACGTGGAACGCCATTACAGATTTAGATCTTGGAGCGTATGAGGTACGGCAAGGACCGACGGGGGCAACGTGGGAAACAGCAACGGTCGTTGCTCAGACAAAAAGCACATCGGCACAGATAGATATTAAGATCGCCGGAACCTATCGGTTTTTAATTAAGGCGATCGATACGTCAAATAACTATTCTACGAGCGCGGGATTTTTAGACGTTACAATAGACGGGCCGACCTCTCCCACTCTCTCTTATTCGATTGTGGGGCCGGATGCCGTTTTGAGTTGGGGTGAGTCGGTAGGGTTATTTCAAGTTAAAGAGTACGAAATCCGCTACGGGAGTACCTTTTCATCGGCAACAATCGAAACAGCTATAACGGGGAACTCCTACGCAAGGCGGGTAAATTGGAGCGGAGTGCGGCGGTATTGGGTTGTAGCGCGGGATGTAGCCGGAAACCTTGGGACACCTACCTCGGTTGATATCGATATAATCTCACAAAGCGCACCGACCGGAATTCTTGCAGAAGTTGTGGATAATAACGTCCTTCTTAGGTACACCGCGCCAAGTATCGGCACGCTTCCAATCGATCGATATGAAGTGAGAAAAGGCGCGGTTTTTTCTTCCGCTCAAATAGTTGGCACGGCTTTTGCGACCTTTGCCGCACTCTTTGAAACAACGGCAGGAAGTTATACGTATTGGGTGGTTGCAATCGACACAGCGGGAAATGTAGGGACACCGGGAAGCGTTACCGCTACGGTTTCAGCTCCGCCAGATTATCAGATTTTAGCCGAACAGATTGTAGATTTTAACGGCGGGACAGGTGCGCGGTTTGTAGTCGATGGGGCAAAGCTTTATATATCACCTAATGATACAGAAACGTTTGAGCAGCATTTTACAAATAATAGCTTCACCACGATCCAATCTCAGATCGATGCAGGTTATCCCTACTATATCCAGCCGACTAGATCCTCAGGGTACTGGACTAAAGTTATCGATTTTGGAGCCAGCATTACAGCCGGATTAATTGACGTTACTTGGTTAGCGGAAAACGTATTCGGCACGAGCACGATATCCGCGATCGTGGGGTACTCTAACGATAACGTGACGTTTACCGAATCGGAAAATACTAGAGTGTTTGCAAGCAATTTTAGGTATGTTCGAATTACCCTAAAAAACTATGCAGGTTTGACTCCTCCCGGAACCACAACGGCAGTTGCATATATGGCGGCGGTTTCTAACCTATTTTTGAAAGTCACCGCGGAGAGTAAAACGGAAACCGGAACAGATACAATAACAAATGCAACGAATGGCAAAGTTGTGAACTTTACTAAGACGTTCGTAGATGTTCGTAGTATAATTGTTACAGCTAAATATCAAACCTATAACGTACCTTTTGCGACGTACGATTTTACCGACGTGCCTAACCCCACAAGTTTTAGGGTTTATCTTTATGCCACGAAATCGCATGGCGGAATTAACGCGGGGGATCGAATGACCGGAGATTTTAGCTATATCGTAGAAGGGATCTAGACATGCCAGATTTTCAGCTTGCACCAGCACTCACCGATCTATATACGCTTGTTTTGTCCACTCTTAAAGACAAAGATACGGCACTTGCTAAAATGGATTATGCAGGTTGGACTAACCTCCCTACAGGCGCGATTAGAAGCAACGCAGCATCTTCGTACAAGTTTGAACGATGGAACGGGAGCGCATGGGTTACTCTTGATTTTCATACCACCATAGACAGCCACATAGCAAACACAGCGATCCATCAGCAACCAAATATAGGATCGATGCAGTTTATCGCTTACGACACAGCCGATTCGGGTTGGTTATTATGCGACGGCCAAGCGGTTTCGCGATCCACTTATTCAACGCTTTTCACAAAAATTGGGACAGCGTACGGGGCAGGAGATGGATCGACCACATTTAATCTCCCTAATTTAACGGGCCGACTCCCGATCGGGTTAAACTCAGGAGTGGCGGCACTTGATACAAGAGGAAAGACAGCGGGGAGTTGGGACCATACACACACCACACCAGCGCACCAGCATACGATAGCAAGCCACGCCCACGGGATGAAAAATCACGTCCATGCGGGTCCAAGTCATTCCCACACAATAGCAGATCACTCTCATTCAATCCCGAGTCATTATCACTCAGCGACCGCAAATGGTGGGACTATTAACGTAACATCAAGCGGAGCGCATCGGCACGACTTACGACAAGAAGCAGGCGGCGGCGGTACTAGCGTAGGCTCAGCATCTAACATTATTCAGCTAGTTGGATCTACTGTTACCGCCTACCGGAACAACAACAATACTTATACCGATGGTGCGCACACGCATCCAGCAAGCGAGATAACCGGAACAGTAGGGCGTACCAGCGGATCGAATGGAGACAATGCTTTTACCTCCGGTGGTTCTGGAATTTTAACGACAGGGTTAAGCGGCACTGATAACACCGGAGCACCGAACGATAATACAACAGACGGCTCAGGAACTCTTACAACTACAGCCGGAGAAGGAAGCGGAACAAGCGGAGCAAATAACCCTCCGGTTTTGGTAGGGCGATGGCAGATTAAATTTTAAAGGGGAAAAAAGGGGGCAACGTGAGCGGATATATAAACGGGACTCAGCAAAATAGCGATATTTTATCTAACGCAACGAGCGAAAAGCTCAGTCGATTAGATTCCCGATTGCTTCACGTTGAAACCTCTTTAAAGCACCTTGAGATACTTCCGAAAATTCATGATGTTTTGTGCGAAATGAAACGGGATCTTTTAGAGCCAGCCGTAGGAAAAAAACAAATGCCGATCTCGATTGCTATTATGATGATTGCGATCTTGGGTGGTTTGTTGGTTTTTAGAGAGGTTAAGGACTCCTCAAAAGATGTCACAATCTCAGCAGCAGGATTAAAAATCACATCAGGTGAGGTGCTTACAAAAAAGAGCTTAGGGAGTGCAGAGTAATGAGCAAAATTTATCCTCCCGAAGCTAAAATAGTCTTACGGCACGACGAAGGCGTTAAAAAATCACCGTACCGCGACACGAAAAACCTCTGGACTATCGGGGTAGGCCGATTAATTGGGGCCGACTTAAAATTCTTAAAACTCTCCGATCAGATTATAGATGCGATGCTCGAAGAGGATATATCCGAAGCCGTTGAAGATATATGCGCCATTTTAGACCCTCAAATATGGGAGAAGTTGGGAGATGCGCGAAAAGTAGCGGTCATATCACTACTTTTTAGCCTTGGGCGAGATAGGTTTCAGAAATTTAGAAAAACGATTGCAGCAATTCGTGAGGGCGATTGGGTTAGGGCGAGTCAAGAGATCCTATTATCGAAGTGGGCGGCAGACGTAGACCCAAGACAAAGAGAAGGTGTGGGACGAGATGACCGCGTAGCTTATATGATGCGTTTTGATCAATTCCCAAAAGACTATGACATATAGGAGATAAAAGTGATGACGAGCAAAGGCAAAAAAACGGCAGCAAATGCGGCGATTTTGAGCGGTGTTGGGTTGTTTGGAGCTTCCCAAGCTCTGGATCTCCCTTCCGAGTTAGTAAACTTCTCTGAACCGATTGGGCTTATTTTCGGATTAATTGGCGCGATTTTACGAGTAGTCGAGTTTTTCCAAAAAAAGGCAGAGTAATCAAGTTTTTTGGGGTATGGCTAAAAAACGAGGATCGCGAAATGAAAAAGCACATCGGGGCGTTGAGCCTAGTTTTTTTGACAGCTTGCTCGGCGGAGCACGTAAAAATCGCAGGGCAGTTAATAGCAGCGATACAAGCCTCCTCGAGGAGTTTTGCAAAGCAATCGGATGCACCGAGCCCCACACCGACGATACAGCCTCAAATATTGCCCACAGTGACACCAACAGCGGCACCGACACCGATTATCGTAGTACAAAAAGAGGGCGCACCAGCGGTCAAATGCGGGGCTAGAAACCCCAAAGACGGACACAAGCGCGGGTTTGTCTGGAAACCTGAAAGCGACACTCAAAAGTGGGCGGTGGCGATTCTACCGAACGATCTCGGACCAGAGCTAGAGTGTAGCTTTGCGGGGTTAAAAGCCCGACATAAAGGGGCGCACCATGATGAGATTGGCACAGCAGGGACTAGAGAAGTCCATATCCTTGATGGCTGGACGGGCGAACGCCTTGAGAAGAAGCACGGGCGAATAGTAGTCCGGTGTGGGTGCGTTCATTGGTCGATTCCGAAGCCGTCAAAGAGAGTCGATTAATGCTCCAAAAATAAAACGATAGTCCATTGAGTTATCAAGGAATTCTTAACAACTGAAAATTTTTTTCACTTTTTTTGAGATTACCTATTTACATCAGACTTATATATATATATATTGAACCCATTGAGAGGAATGGCAATCAAGCCCCTAAAAAAAAGGAAAAGTTTATGTTCTACAAAGTGTATCTAGAAGGCGGAACGACGGGCGCGATCGTAACCGAAAAAAGCGCTGACGATTTGATTGGTACCAATGTAACTGTTCGTGCGCGTGATGAGAATGGAAATCCGATCCAGCTTCAAGGACTAGTGGAAGAAGTGCTTGAGGAGTATGAGTTTGATTATAGCTTTGATTAATCCCCACACAACAAAAAGGACATACATGGACATTTATAACATTGACACCGGAAAAACTCATACTCTCCGCATGATCGACCCTCAAACGGGGATCGATTTTGTAGCCGATTGGATGGGGCG